GAACTACACCAAAAATACTTGATTTAACACTCTCACAAATTTCTAATATGTTGATAATTAATCCACCTAAAGAGATAGAGGAAAATAATGAAGAAATAGTTGTTAAAGAAGATAATATATTAGATTTTGATGGATTAGATATTGACTATTTAGAAGATGATTTTTTGGATAGTGAGGAAGAATTAGAATTTACTGAATTAGATATAAACTGGCTAGATATTAACTATCTTGAAAATGTTTTAGATTCTTTACTAGAATTAGAAGAGTTAGAAGAAGAAGATATCCTGAATCAAAATACAGGAACAGTTACTATCGCTGGAACAAAGCTTGGACAAGACTTAGATACACAAATAACAACTTTTATAGATGGAGAAACACTTACTGTTTTAAGGAATGTTAAAAATTCTGCACGATTAGATTTAGATACTGATGAAAGCTATACTTTAATAATAATTCAAGATGGTATTTCTCAAACAATAAAAGTTAATGGCGGATCTTCTTCAATTATAAGAATAAAGCAAGATTAGGTGTTACTGGAGGATTCATGAATTAAGAACTATATTTATAGTAACACCTAACCTCTCACATAATTTACACGGAGACTATGTGATAATCAAAATTAGTATAAATGAAGAAATATATTTTAGCAATTTTACCGATATTAATAATTCCGATTATTTTTGAAATTTCATTAATTGAAATTATAAAACTAAGAACTTTTGATACATTCGTAAAAAAACAAAATGAATCTGGTTTTTTTGTAATTTTAAATATTGATGAAGAAGATATTCAAAGAGAAGGGGGTTATCCATTAGCTAGAAAAACATTATCAGATATACATAGAAAATTGATAGCTAAAGGTGCCTTGGGTGTTGGTTGGGTATTAACTTTTCCACAAAATTCAATTCATCTTGCCGATATAAATGATGGTGATAAAGATTTTGCTGATGCTCTTTGTTATGGTGGAAGTGTTTTAGCTATGTTTGAAGATAATAGTGGAAACTATCCAAAAACTTCAGGTACTATCATTCTTGGCGAAGATAAAGGGGGAATAAATTCTACTGGAGTTATAGAGAATATAAAAATTTTAAAAGATTGTGCTAATCAAGGAATCGCAGTAGCTCCGACAGAAATAGATAATTTAGTAAGAAGGATTCCATTACTTCTTAGAACTCCTGATGGTTTTGTTTCTAGTTATGGAGCAGAAGTATTGAAAGTCCTTTCAGGAAATAATTCTTATATTATTAAAACTAATGATAATGGTATAGAAGAAATAACTGTTCAAGGCTTACCACCAGTAAAAACTGATACATTAGGAAGAAAATGGATTTCTTGGGTTGATACTAAACAAACCACTTTGGAAGAAATGGATGTTGAAGGGAGATATGTTTTTGTTGGATTTACAGCAAAAGGTATTATGCCACAAATAGCCGTTCCTAATAATTTATTAGAACCCCATAAAATTCAAGCGGCTTTAGCAGAATCAATTTTAATAAAAGATTCGCCTTTCATTCCAGATTACGCTAAAGGTTTAGAAACAATTATATTTATAGTCTCAGTCCTCCTATGTTGGTTTGTATTGCATTTGTTTGGTATAACCTATGGAATCGTATTAAGTACAGTTTCAATGCTTTCTGTAGGATTTTTAGGTTTTACATTAATACAACGAGGTATCTTGATTGATGTAACTTGGACACTAATCTCACAATTTATAACTGGATCTACGGCTTTTTATTTAAGATTTAGGGAACAATATAAATTGAGAAAAAAAATTAAGGGACAATTCGGTAAATATCTAGATAGTAGAATGGTACAAAAACTTATTGATAATCCTGAATTATGCCAAGTACATGGAAAGAAAACTGATTGTTCAATTATTTTCACCGATTTAAGAAATTTTACGAGTTTATCCGAATCTGTAGATGCTGAAATTGTTAGCTACATAATGAATAATGTTTTAGATGTTCAAGTAGATGCTGTAAATAAATATTTCGGTGTCACTGATAAATTTATAGGTGATGCAGGGATGTTCCATTGGAATACAATAATCCCACAACAAAATCATCATAATTTAGCTTTGAAAGCAGCAAAACAAATAGAAAAAAATATTCAAACACTCAATAAAAAATTTTTAGAAGAAAATCTTCCTTTAGTTAAAATAGGCATTGGAATCAATTCTGGTATTTGTAATGCTGGAAATTTTGGGGCAAAAGATAGGTTTGCTTTTAGTTTGATAGGAGATCCTTGTAATATAGCAGCACGCTTAGAATCTAGTACGAAGAAATTAGGTGTTCAGACTTTAATAGGTGAGGAGACTGCCAAATATTCAAAATTTAAGTTAAAATTACTTGAACCTTTACAAGTAAAGGGAAAAAAGAAAAAGTTAAAAGTGTATACATGGGCTTAGGATATAAAATAAGTATTGCTTTAGGAGCAATTTTAATAACAACAATTTCTGCTTCAGCTTGGTATATTGATAGATTACAAGATAATATTTCAACATTGAAAGCAAATTCAGTTATTCTTGAAACTCAAATTAAAGAACAAAATGAAGCGATCCAAAAACATCTCAAAAATGCTGAAAAATTACAACAAGCAAATAATAAACTTTCTTCGCAAAACGCAGAAACGCAAAGAGAAGTTACAAAATTAAGACAAACTTTCGCAAAACATGATCTTGATAGATTAGCAATAGCAAAACCGCAATTAATTGAAAATACAATTAATAGAGCTGTTGTCAAACTTAAAGAAGATTTAATAGAAATAACAAATCCTCAGCAATTTGATAAAGAATTTATAGATGAAAATTAATCTTTTTATAATTTTTTTGCTGATAATTACTACAACTAGTTGTAGTATGATCCCAACACAAACAAAGCCAGTAGAAGTTGTAACAATTCCAAAACCAATTCCACTATATCATCCACCACTTCCCATAGAATTACAATTAGTTGATGTTGATTGGAGTGTTATAACGCCAGAAATAATGAAGATATATTTAGCAGAATTAGAAAACGGTGATGCTCCAGCAACGGCATATTATTCATTGACAAGTAAAGAATATGAAAATTTATCAATGAATATGGCTGAACTAAAAAGATATATCCAAGATTCTTTACATATCATTGAATTTTATAGAGATTATGATGCAGAAGTGCAAGATGATGAATAATTTGCTAAACTTAATTTTTTTCAAAATAGGGGGTAACTTATGTTTGGAATGATAGGCGAGTGGCTAGGAATAGTCACTGGTGTTGTATGTGCAGCTTCAATAGTTTGTGCTTTAACACCAACACCAAAAGATGATCAAATGATCAGCAAACTATATAAAATTGTTGAACTATTAGCAATTAATATAGGAAAAGCAAAACAGTAGTTTATGACATCTAAAGTTGAACCGTTCATATATAATGCAATTTTAGAGAGAGTTGTGGATGGTGATACTATTGATGTAACACTGGATTTGGGATTCAATGTATTTCTGAAAAAACAACGCTGCAGGTTGGCAGGGATAGATACTCCTGAATCCAGAACTAGAGATTTAGCAGAAAAAAAACTTGGATTACAAGCAAAAGAAAGACTCACTGAATTATGTGGTGAGAAACTTAAGATTAAATCTTTAGGTAGAGGAAAATTTGGAAGAATTTTAGCTATCCCATATACAAAAGATGATGAAGATATTTGTAAAATGCTTATTGAAGAAGGTCATGCTGTTGAATATTGGGGTGGAAAAAAAAATAAAATCTGGGGGGATTATTAAAATGCAAATATCAAAAGAGGGTATTTCTCTAATTAAAAAATTTGAAGGTTGTCCAACTGAAACTATAGATGGAAAAACCATGGCGGTTTCATACAGGTGTGCAGCTAATAAACCAACAATTGGATTTGGATCTTTGCATTTAATAGATGGAACTCCTGTAAAAGATGATATGAAAATATCATTAGAAGAAGCTGAAGAATTATTAGCAAAGGAGTTAAAAACATACGAAAATTATATAAATGAAATGGTTAAGGTTGATATAGATCAAAATCAATTTTCGGCTTTAGTTTGCTGGTGTTTTAATATTGGTCAAAATGGAGCAAAGAGTAGCACGGCCATTAGAGTTTTAAATGAAAAAAAATTTGAGAGAGTTCCAGCAGCTATGAAAATGTGGAATAAGATTACAGTTGATGGTGAAAGAAAAACTTCGGAAGGATTGGTAAGAAGAAGGGAAGCAGAAGCTTTACTTTTTGAGTCTAAAGATTGGACAAAAATTTAATGGCTCTAAGTAAGAAACAATCAAAAAAATTAGGTTCTTTATTATCAATAATGTGTAAAGAAGAAATTCCAGATTTTATGCTAACAAATCTTATCAATGAAGGTTATGTAGAACTTCATGGAAATGCCAATTATAAATTGACATTAAAAGGTATTGATGAAAGAAGGCGTTTATCAACTTTGGCAGGATTAAACATAACTTATACATCTGAAAAAAATATAGATCAACAAATTAAAGAAAATCTTTAAATATCAAAAAAACTAGGGAACATAAAATACTCATTCCTAAAATTACAAAATAAAAAGTTATTAAATCAAATAATACATACATAGTTAGAAGAAAATTTTAGCATAAAATATTCCAAACAAGGTTTATTTAATTTTATCTTTTTGATATATTTAAAAATTACACGAAAAAAAAATGTCTATTGAAATGATGAACAGTGCATGGAACACTGATAATTTAACTCCAACAAAAAAACTGATTCTACTTTTACTTGGTAGCTATGCTGATGAAAATCATCAATGTTATCCATCCCATAGACATATTGCAAATAAAATAGGTCTTAAAGATACAAAGGGAGTTCAAAGGACTATTCAAGAATTTGAAAAATTAGGATATTTGAAAATAGAAAGAAGAAAAAAAGAAAATGGAGGATATACATCTAATAAATATACTTTGTTATTGCCTATGGGTGGTAAAACCCATAGGGGGCGTAGAAGGGATAGTGAGGGGGCTGAGAACCCTGTTAATACAAAAGAAGAAACTAAAACAAATAATATTAAAAAAGAGATTTTTTATAGATCATCCTTTGAAAAATTTTATGAAATCTATCCTAAGAAAGTAGGAAAAAAGAAAGCTTTTGAATCTTTCCATAAAATAAAAGAATCAGAAATTGAAAAAGTTTTAATAAAAATTGAAGAGTATGCTGTTACAGTAAAAGATAAAATTGATATTCAATGGATTCCTAATCCAGCTACTTGGCTAAATCAAGAAAGATGGAATGATGATCTTAATTATATTAAAGATCATAAAAGAGATTTTAAGCTTAATAGATCCTCAGACTGGGCGAAGGATTTAGACTAGTCAATATTGAAGAAATCGTTTGGCTCTACATTACCTTCTGTAATAAAAAATAGTAATTCCATTTCTTTCTTTCTTGGAATGCGTATTCCAGTCACCCATTTAGCTAATGTAGATTGAGGTATTTTTATATTCTGTTTCTTTTCAACATAATCAACAAATTGTTGTTGTGTAAAATTATTATTGCTGAGATATTCTTTAAGTTTCATTTCATATTTCCAAATATGAATTATAGCAATACTTGAGTGAATTTCAATTCCATATAAGGAAATTTATTCCAATAAAGGTTGACATTCTTAATTTAGTCTTTAAAATTTATTAGAAATATTTGAAAAGGAGAAAAAAATGAGTAGTAATAATCCATTCTCTAACTTTGACATAGATCACTTGTCAGCTTCATCACTTAATACATATATCAATGATCCTTGTATGTTTATAATCAGATATCTATTCAAACACAAAGGAACTGGAAATCCAGCTATGTGGCGTGGATCTATAGTTGATGAAATTATTGGAGAAATGCTAATTGATAAAAGAAATCTAAAAAATGAAACATTAATTAAAAGGGCAGAAAAAAGATTGCAGGGATTATACGAACATTGGAAAAAAGAAATTACAATAGATGAAGATAAATACTATAAAGAAAAATCTAATCTTTCACGATATCTAGAAGTAGCTATTCCTTTTTATAAGCAATTAGGAAAGCCAAAAGATTATCAAAAAAAAATAAGTTTGCAATTAGAATCAATTCCGATTGAAATTATTGGCTATATTGATTTGCAATATGAAGGAATTTTGAGGGATATTAAGACCGTTGGTCGCATGCCTTCTAATGTTCCTGATTCTGTTAAACGACAATTAAGTATATATGCTGTTGCTGAAAATTCAGAAGCTTTAGTAGATTATATTTTTGCTAGTCCAAAAAAAACAGAAATTAAGGTGATGAAGATAGAAAATATCAAAGAGCATTTAATAGTGGTTGAAAAAGTTGCTATTGCTGTGATGAATCTTTTATCTTTTTCAAATGATAAATATGAAATAGCAAAACTATTCTATCCGAATTTTGATTCATGGATTTGGTCAAATAAGGAAGATATAGAATTTGCTAAATCAATTTGGAGTTAAAAATGAAATTAAATGATGTTATAAATGAAATTGCTTTACTGGCAGATACAGATAAAGTAAATATTAAGGGTAAATTCTATACGACAGTAGATAAGAGATTACAATTATTTCGCAGAGAATTTGGTCTAAATGCAAATATCCAAACTAATATACTACATAACGATTTGGAAAGAGTATTAGTTCAAGCAATTATTATCGTTTTTGTTGATGGAGACTGGAGAGAAGTTGCTAGAGGATATGCTGAAGAATTTAGGGGTAAAAATCTTGTCAATCAAACTTCTGCAATAGAAAATTGTGAAACTTCTGCTATTGGTCGTGCATTAGCTAATCTTGGTTTAGGTGGTGGAGAATATGCAAGTGCTTTTGAAGTGCAAAATGCAATTAATAATAAACCCAAAGCACCTGATTTAAAAGATATGTATGTTCTTAGAAATGAAAAAGATACTGTTTTGACAGTTGCAGATAATGAAAAGAGTTTCTTAAATGATTTAAGAACTTTTTTAAGTGAGCCAGAATCCCAAGAATGTAAAAATCTTTATGATATAAATAAAGAAGTCATTTCTCTTGCTTTGAAAAACAGTAAAGGTGATTTGAAAAAGAT